TTTTTCAAAATTATTATTATTATTTTCGGTATTACTATTGTCTAAAATAAATTCATGTATACCATCTAGTATAGTTTGTTTTGTATTTTCATCCATTTTTTCATGGTCTAGTTCTTTTTCAAAGTTACTAATAACATGTGGTGTAATATCGGTATTTTTTCGCAATGTACGAAAGAGTAATAAATAATTGTGGTGTAATGATGCTCTATCCATAATACTAGTAGTAGGTAAATTAATAGATGAAAAACGAATAACAGGGTATGGTAATGTAACCAATGATTTTAAACACATCATATCATTAGGAGTCATATTCGTTCTCGTGTAAATAGATTTCCCATTTTTAAGTAATGTGTTATCTAAGCGTGTTAATCCCAAATTATAGCGTTGTATTATATATTGTCTTTTGGACAATCCGGCTTTTGTATAAACAGTGCTATTAAAATCATCTAAATTATCAATAATTGCTTCAATGTCACATAGGACTTGTGTAGAATATATACAATTATCAGTATTAGAATTCATAGGATTCATGATATCTTGTATGCGTCTTTGCATTAGTATATAATCGCGCAAGTCATCTTGTGAATTGGGGTTGTAATAATTATTTTGTAATGATTCAATTTCTCTTATAGATATATTGGTTTCTTCAATAACTACATCATTTATTTCAGTATTATTATTATTATTGTATATTTTCTTCTCAAGTTTGACAACTGGTAACAACCATGTTAATCTAGTGTTCATTTTAAGTATATTTTGAATAAGTGGTTTATAATATTCCCCATTTTTGTTAATATCATAAATATTTTGATTATCATCAAATTTGGAAAATTGTTTACGTAGTAATTTATATTTTTCAATTAAATTATGAATATTATCCATTACATTTTTAGTACGTTTAACATTAGGAATTGTAGAAACTAATTCATTCATCATATCATTTACTTGAATATCAATACCATATTGTTGTTCATTTTCAGGTCGTTCAATAACTTGAGCTATATCACCGAGATCATCGGTAACAATAGAATTGGCATCCAGATATAGTTCATTTAATACATCATGTATATTTTGCTCGGTCTTGCCTTCCGGTATGTTAATAATAGAGTCACCAGATTCAGTAAATTGTATAGATGCAAATTCTTCGTCTGGGACCTCGTATTCTTCGCCATCTTCTAATCCTTGTTTAATTAAAGCTAATGATTTAATATTTTTCAATGTGTTTGGTTTTTCACGAATAATAATTTGTTCAATGGGAATATCAAGTGGAATACCTTGATACTTAAAGTCAATGAATATGGTTTTCAATTCGGGATAAGTTATAATTTCTAACATATCCTCTTCTACATTAACAATTTCACCTGTAATAATCGCAGGAATTTCCCCGCCAATATGAATATTAATCCATGTATTTGGCAATAAATTATTTTGTCTTACATATCCTTTTTCATCACTCCTACTTAATAAATTAACTTGAATAATAGATTCATCGGTAATAAACCCATTTTCATCAATGTTTAATTGATATTCTTTCAATGTTGATACATTAATAAGTTGTATAAATTTATTATCAATATATTTTATAAACATAGTACTTTCGTGGAGAATATCATTAGCTGGTGAAATCAACTCAATAATATCACCTAATTCTAATGTAATTGATGAAGTTGACTCTAGCTTATTAATTTCATCGGGAACTCTAGATGTATCCATTTAAATAATAAAATATATATTATGTATCTAAATTATATTTGTGAAAGTTATTATATGCATTGCTTTTTTCAAAATAAGTTAAAGATATATTGTATTATTTTCTAATAAAACAATATGATTACTAACAATATGGTTTATTATATATCTACTAATGTAGTGAATAACAATATTAATAAATATATAACTGAATATGATGGTACATCTTATTGTATATTAAATTATGATGAGGACATGTTATGTAGAGATGATATAGTAAATGGTATATATCGTTCTATTATTTTGTCATTTCCTGAAAAAAAATTATTAGCATTTGCTCCTATAAAAACATTATCTATAGATAAATTTAAAGAAAAAAACCCAAAATTAACAGATATTGCTATACATGAATATATAGATGGTAGATTAATGCAAGTATTCTACGATGAAAGAATATTAAAATGGCAAATAAGATCAATAACAAATAATAATGAAATACTTAGCACTGATGAATTGTTATTTATAGAAGCAACCACCGGTAATATTAACAGCCCTTTTCATGAATTAGCAATATTGGAATATTTTCCTAAAAACTATTGTTATACATTTTGTTTAAAAACACAATATTCTTTACAATCATCCATGTATCTGATCTCTATTTATGAAATAATAGATAGCAACATAATCAAATATATACCACAATATGAATATGAGAATTGGTCATCATTTTCTAATTTAAATGGTATTATTTGTTTTCCTACAAATGAAAATATATATGAATCTTATGATGAATTAAATGAAGATATACAATATAATTACAATAGAAAGAAATTAGTTTTAACAAATACTGAAACTGGTTATGAAACAACTGTATCTACAAATGAGTACAAATTATTTAAACAAAGCCTAATGATAGACAATTTATTAATTTATAAATATTTATGTTTACAGAGAATTAATAAAGAAAACGATTATGTAATGTATTTATCCTCAATGAAGAATCCATTTTATTTAGTAAAGCAATTATATGATTGGTTAATTAGAACAGTTCATTGTATGTATATTGATTTTTTTATTGAAAAAAAGGCAAATTATATTCCAACAAAATATAAGAATGATATTCAAAATATTCATAACATCTATATTCGTTCATTAAATAAGAAAGAACCTATGCTAATTACAAAACATATTGTAAAAGAATATTATGATAAAAAAGACCCTTATGAAATTATGAATATATTAAATTATTATGAATAATAAATAATAAATTATAATAACAACTATTTTAGAGTTAATATAATTTTTACATAGATGCATACATTTGAGATAATTTACTTAATTTTGTGATGTATTCTGCACAATGCCCCTTATTTTTTTCATCCATTTGACTAATAGGTTTTCTAATTTTATCAATCACTTTCATAATTTCTTTTCCATTAGGGATATTTTGTAAATCAGCATTATAGTCTTTTTCAAAAAAGAATGTTATATCACCAGCATCAATTACATCTTTATATGGAATATAAACCATTTTATACCAAGATTTTGTAACAATAGTAGGATTCATTTGCTTAAATGTCATAAGTGAAGTTTTTGCAATAGAAATATCTTCTTGTTCTGGATATATTGAAATAATATCATCAATAAAATTAAATATTAATGTATTGAAAGCTTTATTGATAGAACTTTTATCTGCCATAATATGATATTTATATAATATTTATATAATATTTGTTTATATATATTATTTAATAATATTTAATAATATTTAATAATATTTAATAATATTTAATAATATTTAATAATATTTAATAATCAATATTTAATAATCAATATTAAATAATATATATAAACAAATAATATATAGTTAGTATATATATTATATAAACAGCATGTCAAAAGAAGAAAATACGTTTACAATTAGTCCTTATACTATGACACCTACTGTAGTAACTAATGTAACTGTAGCCGTTATTTCATTAGATTTAGGTAAATCCGTTACAATGGGTGTAACTTATCTAGATAATAATAACAGAGCTGTTGACCGTAAGCATGTTCTAATTGAAGGTGAAGACTATGATGTATGGGGATTAGACGACCAATATATTATAAATTTTGCGTTACAAAAATTAGGGTTAGCCAAAGTATAAATTTTATTATTAATAATAATGCAATCATTATTATTAAATATTTAAGGGAGGTGGACCAGGTGGTATAACATTATCGGTTTGTCCAATATCATCTAAACGTGTTTGTTGTAATTTATCTAATGTAACATCATTTGATATTTTATCTGGTTTATAGTTATCGGGTGGAGTATTTATTAAGTTCATATCATTCTGTACTGATACATAGTTATACATTTGTCTTGAACCACCATTTCCCTTTGCACTCAATTCGTCAGGTGTCATATCATAACCTGTAAATTTTTCGGACATTATATTTGTACCACCAATTGTATTGTTAAATAAATAACCACTTGGTTCATGGGTTGTTATATTGTTTGAAATTCTTGAATTATTATTCTTCATATCCTTATGAAAATGTTTTAATATATCATCACCCATAATAATGCGATAATTATCTTTTATTAATAGCATTGATGGTACACTATGTATATTTGGTGGCATTATTACTTTAGTACCATTTTCTAATATTATATGAATTTGTCCTGACTGTGGGTCACGTTTACGTTTATCTATACAAACAAAACTAAATTTATCTGTTAAATTACTTTTTACTAAAGTTTGTACAACACTTTGAGAATGTTTACAATAATTGCTATAATATAAAATATCCATTATTGGTTTTATATTATATTTAAAAAAATGATTTTGAATTAGAACGATTAACCTTATACACCCGAACACATTGTGTGTAATAATCTATTTTGGAAATAGAAAATAGCATAACCAATTGCTACTGAAAACATTTGGAAATAAAACTCAAATCCCTTTCCTTTGGAAAGGCCAACTACAAGAGAAGAAAGCACTAGCAATGCTAATAATACAAATCCAATGATAGATAAAATAAAGAAGTATGCACAGTATTTGCGGTCAAGTGGACCGAAAAGAGTATTCATTATGTCAGCCATTTTTGGTGATATATTATATCATAAGAAAAATTATTGTAGATTAATAAATTACTAAATCTATTAGAATACAATGATTAAGAAATAACATAAAAATATATAATATATTTTATATACACTAGCTTGATGGATAATACTACCGTATGGAAAGTTATAAACCAATTATTTGAAGATAATCCACAAACTTTAGTAAGACACCACATTGAATCCTATAATGATTTTTTTAAACAAGGTATTTTTCAAATTTTCAAAGAAAATAATCCAATAAACATACAAACTAGATATGATAAAACTATTGATGATTACCGCTCAAAATGTATTATGTACTTGGGTGGAAAAGATGGTAAAAAAATATATTTTGGGAAACCTATCATTTATGATGATAATAATTCTCATTATATGTATCCAAATGAAGCAAGACTTAGAAATATGACATATGGTATTACAGTTCACTATGATATTGATATTGAATTTATTGATATATTAGAGGATGGAGAATCACCTACATTAGTTGGCTCTGAAGATATTATTATTGAAGAACAAGATGATGACATTGAAATAGAGAATGGGACCACCGAAGGTGGCACTCGTACAGCAGCCACTCGTAAAAATAAAGTTAAACGTAACTTAATGGAATTAACACCTGCAGAAAAAGCTTTATATAAAGAAGCTACTGAAAAATCTATTGATGAAAATAATCGTCAAATTAGAAAGATGACATTAGAAAAGAATTTTCTTGGACGATTCCCTATTATGCTTCAATCTAATCATTGTATATTATCAGGTCTTCCAAAAGAAGTACGTCATACAATGGGTGAATGTTCTAATGATTATGGCGGATATTTTATTATTGACGGTAAAGAAAAGACAGTAGTATCACAAGAAAAATTTGGCGATAATATGTTATACATTCGTGAAGTTAATGATGATACTTATTTATATTCCGCTGAAATACGGTCAGTATCCGAAAATGTTTCTAAACCAATCCGTACATTATCTGTTAAAATTATGACACCAACTAGCAAATTTACATTTAAAAATATTGTTGTTAATATACCTAATGTACGTAAACCGGTTCCTTTATTCATTGTTTTTAGAGCTTTAGGATTTATTAGTGACAAACAAATTATTACTATGTGTTTACTTGACCTAGAAAAACATGCTGATATGGTTGATTTATTTATTCCTTCTGTACATGATGCTGGTGGCATATTAACACAACGTAATGCTTTGAAATATATTGCAACATTGACAAAGGGGAAAACCGTTCCACATACATTGGAAATATTGGCTGATTATTTTTTACCACATATTGGTGAAATGAATTTTACACAAAAGGCTTATTATTTGGGGTATATTGTCTTTCAATTACTATCGGTTTACATAGGCACCGAGATACCAACTGACCGTGATAATTTTAAGTATAAGCGTATTGAACTTGTCGGTTCATTAATGTATGATTTATTTCGTGAATACTACACAATGCAAAAGAAAAATATTCGTTTACGATTTGAAGAGAAAATATTCTTTAATCAATCAATATATGCAGATAATCTGTATGGATTAATACAACAAGAACATAAGGCGATTTTTAATGAACGTATTGTTGAAAATGGATTTAAAAAAGCTTTCAAGGGAAATTGGGGTGCACAAACACATACCAAACGCATTGGTGTAGTTCAAGACCTAAATAGATTATCTCATAATTCTATGTTAAGTCATTTACGTAAAACAAATTTACCTTTGGATGCTAGTGTCAAAGTTGTTGGTCCACGTGTATTACATAATACACAATGGGGATTTTTTGATCCTATTGATACACCAGATGGTGGAAATATTGGATTACATAAACATTTATCTATTGGAGCCTATATTTCACAGGGTTATTCACGTGATATTATTATTAAATGGTTACGTGAAAAAGTGTCCATGAAATTGCTGGAAGAATGTACACCTCCACAATTATCAGCATTAACTAAAATTATTATTAATGGATTCTGGACTGGCGCAGTTCAAGACCCAATTGATTCTATCAAAAAATTTAAATTATTCCGTAGAAATGGATTAATACCTATTTATACCAGTGTTACATTTGAAATAAAATCTAATACAATTTTCATATATACTGATGCTGGACGCGTCTGTAGACCTATATTTTATAGAGATGATGAAACCGGGAAGATGTCCTATGATAATAAAATTATTAAACAACATTTGGACGATAATAACTTTTCATGGAATGAATTAATCACAGGGTTCAACCGTAAAAAAATTAAGGATTTTAATCCAAATAATTATAATATGTATGAATTGCATGAATTATATGAAAATATTGATGCTGAAACGAATCCTGCAAAATTAAATAGATTCTTACATGAAAAAGCTGTTATTGATTATATTGATACTAACGAAACAGAAGGTGCATTAATTGCTATGAATAAAATGGAATTAGAAAAAGAAAGAAAACATACACATGTTGAAATTCATGAATCACTTATTTTTGGTACAATGACAAATTTAATCAATTTTCCAGAAAATAATCCCGCTACTCGTAATTCTTTTTCGTGTGGGCAAAGTAAACAAGCATGTTCTATTTATCATACTAATTTTCAAGTTCGTATGGATAAAACAGCTGTTGTACTTAATTATGCTCAAAATGCATTAGTTAAATCCAGATATTTAAAACACATCAATAACGAGGAAAACCCATATGGTGAAAATGCAATAGTTGCTGTTATGTGTTATAATGGCTATAATGTGGAAGACGCTATATTAGTAAACGAAGGTGCTTTAAAGCGTGGGTTGTTCAGAACTACTTATTATAGTACTTATGAAATGCATGAGGAAAAAACACAAACCAATGATTCCACCGTTGAAAATGTGTTTTCCAATATTGAAGACCTACATAATGTTATTGGTACAAAACCTGGTTTTGATTATAGTAAATTAGATAAACATGGATTAGTTAAAGAAAATACGGAATTAGATGATAAAACTGTTTTAATTGGATGCATTAGTTCTACTTCTAATAATCCAGATATAAAAACTGATGGTTCAAAAGTACCAAAGAAAGGACAACTTGGTATAGTAGATAAAACATTTATTACAGAAGGTGAAGAAGGTACCAGAATTGCAAAAGTACGTGTTCGTGAAGAACGTATTCCTAATTTAGGTGATAAAATGGCTTCACGTGCCGGACAAAAAGGAACGGTTGGGTTAGTCATACCTGAAAGAGATATGCCATTTAATAAAGATGGTATACGACCAGACCTCATTATCAATCCACATGCACTTCCTTCACGTATGACTATTGGTCAATTTGTAGAAACTATAACTGGCAAAGCATGTGCTTCTTATGGTGGATTTGGTGATTGTACTGCATTTAATAATGAGGGATCTAAAATTGGAATTTATGGAGAATTATTATGCAAATCTGGTTATCATTCTAGTGGAAATGAAGTTTTATATAATGGAATGACAGGTGAACAACTAGAAGTAGAAATTTTTATGGGACCGAATTATTATATGCGATTAAAACACATGGTTAAAGATAAAATTAATTATCGGGCTACCGGTAGAATGACTGCATTAACAAAACAACCTGTTAGTGGACGTGCTAATGACGGTGGATTGCGTATTGGAGAAATGGAAAGAGATGGTGTTATTTCACATGGTGCGAGTGCATTCCTAAAAGAATCTATGATGGAAAGAGCAGATAAATATAGAATGGCTATTTGTAATACTACTGGATTAACTGCTATTTATAATCCTTCTAAAAATATTTTCTTAAGTCCAATGGCAGATGGTCCTATTAAATTTTCTGATACAGTTGATAATACTAAGACTATTGAAACTGTTTCTAAATTTGGTCGCAATTTTAGTATTATTGATGTTCCTTATGCATTTAAACTATTAATACAAGAATTGCAAACCATGAATATACAAATGCGTATTATTACAGAAGACAATATTAATCAATTAGAAACTATGACTTTTTCTAATAATTTAAGTCTATTAATGAAAAATGAATTTTCTGATCCAGATACCGTGAATAATGCTATTCAAAATATCCTTAAAAATAATAAACCACTTAATATGAATACACCTGATAGTATGAAAACCCCAGAGAATATAATTCAAGATATGATGTCTAGAGAAAACACGGTTGAAGATATTCTTAATAATGATAATAGTCAAAATTTACAAACACCACCTTATCCTGGTTCACCAGAAGGACCACCTCCTATATATAATAATTCACCCGTTTCTGTAACTCAAACATCGAGTCAATTTAATAGTCCTGTTTACAACCCTAATTCACCATATGTTAGTCCTGAATATAACCCGAATTCACCATATGTTAGTCCTGAATATAACCCGAATTCACCATATGTTAGTCCTGAATATAACCCGAATTCACCAGATTTTGCACCTTCATACAACACGCCGGAATATCCACCGGATTCACACGATTCTTTAAATAATAATATTGAATATAATGTAGGAGATTATGTTCACTTTAGAGGTGATATGAATCCTAAACGAATATGGAGTATTAAAAATATTGGTGATAAATTTATAACAATTGAAACAGAAGACACTGTTGGATTAGATTCTAGTGATAGAATTAAAGTAGTTACTCAAAATGATATTTATCAAATGGGAGATTTTACTTATAGTAGCCCTAATATTGGTCCCATATATGATAAACCGGTTACACCTACAAATGATACTGATGTTAAAATTGGAGAAAATAATAGCACACCAGCTATTAATATTAAGATTATAAATGGTAATGATATGACTGAAGATTCTAGCATGCAAATTGATACTAATGATATAGAATCTACTAGTAATTCTAATAATAATTTATCAACACCTATCAAAATGAAATCTTCTATTTCTAATACTGACGAAAAACCTATTGAAAATGAGATTGATTTTAAAAAAAACATTGTAATTAAGAAAATTTAAAATTAATAATTTCAAAAAATTGATACTTTATAAATAAATATAAAGTATCAAATATTAGTATATACAATGAGTACTTCTAGCAATAAAATTGTTTCTATTTATAACTCACGAATTAATTTAATTGACATTTTTGAAGGAAATGGTTATAACGTAAGTGATAATAATATATTTAGCATTAATGAAGTTGATGCTATGTATAAAAATAATCAATTAGATATGTTACTAACAAATCCTACAAATAAACGCAAGGTTTATATTAAATACTACCTAAAAGCTAAACAAATTAAGAAACAAGATTTGGATGAAATTATTGAAGATTTATATTTAATTGAAGATATATTAACTAAAGATGATACACTAATGATTATTACTGAAGATGAACCCAATGATACCATTGTTTCTAAGATGAAATACCTATATGAACATGATGATATCTTTATTGTTGTTCATAATATTAAACGGCTACAATTTAATATATTGAAACATACTTTAGTACCATCGTGTCAAGTCTTGTTGCCAGAAGAAGTTATTGCACTTAAACAAAAGTATAATTTAAAATCTGTTAATCAATTACCCGAAGTTTCGCGGTTTGACCCTCAATCATTAGCTATGTGTTTACGACCAGGAGAAGTTTGTAAATATGATAGAAAAAGTGTAACTGCAATGAACGCCGAATATTATCGTGTATGTGTTTAGTTATATTTTAGATTTATAATGTATATGTCAAAACTTAATTATAGTAATTTGAAAAACAATAAACCTTCTATTCATAAATATTCTTTTTTTAATGATGAAAAAGATAAAAATATTGATTTAGAAGATAATAATGTAATTGAAGGTATTGCTGATTTTTGTGCTTTAAATAAGTCTAAATCGGGTAAATGGAAAAATGGATGGAATAATTTAGAATCTGCTATTAAGAATATAACTAAAAAAACAGATGATATAAGCAGTATAAATTTAACAAATAATAATATACGTAATTCGGTTAGCGGTGGTGGCATTGATAATGCAGGTGCAGTTGTTGATAGTGACCAAACATCCCCTATGAAATTTGGTCAAATGCGTATTTATTCTAGTGATTATAAACAATTATTTAATATTAGACCTGTTGATAATGACGGTATATTCCGCGCATTCCCAGACGATTATGCTACAGCCCCCCAAAAATATAATTTTGTATATGAAGACACCACTGGTAAATTACGAAAAACAAATATTATTGATAATAAAGAAGGATTTGTTGAAGGTAATGAAAATAGTACAACACCAGACGTTACTGTTGGTGTAACAGATGACGAATTAGACGAATCAGAACTTGGTAGTGGTAGTGGTAGTGACGACTCGCGTGATATTAATGGAAAATTAAGAAATACAAACGAAAAAAATTCAGGTGCAGAATCTAGATATTACAACATGAAGAAAATATACAATGAAACCTTTGTAAATACTATAAATTTAGGGGTGGGTGTATTAGTTGCTATTATTTTTATTATGAAAACCCAATAATATAATATGAATATTCATTATACATATTATATAAATATGACAGAAGAGCAACTAAAACAAAAACATAATACAGATATTGGTAATTATAATTATGTTGATTACTTCTATCAAAGAGCCATATTAGATAGTTTTAATTTAAGTATTGGTATTTTGATTACAGTTTTTTTCATTTTTAAACAAAAAAATTGAAATATCTATGCAATATATAATGACAGAATTAGAAGATATACAAGAAAAATATTCAAAAGATACACAGATGATTCATTATAAGCAAGAGCAAACAAATGATTTATATCTGGCGAATTTCTTATTATTTTTTATTTATTATGGTTTAATCATTTATTTCACTCGTATCACATATTCGTCTTTTAGATATAGTAATATGTTTTATAAAAAATTATTTATGATTATATTACTATTTTTATATCCATTCATTGTCTATCCCATTCAACACTATATATATGATTTTATTACTTATATAATAGGTTTATTTTATAGTAATATTTATTACACCGAAAATCACTAGTAAAATATATATATATAATTTATAATATGCAAAACTGTAATAAATGTTCACTGAATAATGATAATATATATAATTATGCTACTTTTCAACAAAATTACAATAAAAATAAATCGGATTTTATAATTGAAGGTTTAGAAAATAATAAAGCTAGTACAACTGATATTAAAAACTCAGAGGATTTAACTCATGAAAATACATTATTTAATAAATTATACGCAGAATATTTAACGTGTAGTATACCAAACACAGATTTATGTAAATCTATATTAAACCAATATAATGTTCAATCCGATAAAGTAGAGAATTTAAACCAAGATAAAACTTCCAAAGGGATTAAATATACTACTTGTGATAATTTAAAAAACAGGTGTGAAGGTGTTCACATTGCTATTAATAATACCAATGCTACTATAAGTGATTTAAACGACCAGATTTATAAAAAGAATCAAGAATTAGCTACGTGTCAGGAAGATAAAAATAGATGCAAAAAATTTGAACAAGATATAGCTAATAAGAAAAAAGAAATTGAGGATTTAGAAAAGATTATTCAAAATGAAAAATCTAATTTTAAACAGAATTTATGCAAACAATAACGTATCTATTATAAGTATTATATTCTATCTATATTATAGAATATAACAAAAAATATGAGTGAATTTAATAAAACAATGACCGATGGTCAATTTGCGAATTATAATGCAATTACAAAACCACAAATAAAATCTACAAGAGACCATCTTAGGGGCGAACTTATTACTGAAGAAAATGAGATAAGTAAGGTAAATGCAGAAATAGGCAAAAATAATGTATCATTAAAAAAAAGTCAAGGTATTTGGAATAATGAAAATAGTAATGCTAATACTGACCATAGTAAAGCGGATTATCATTCCAAACGGTCAGGTGGATGGTTTGCTTTTCATCATAGACGTAAACGTGACAGTTATCGTTCACAAGCAAGAACACATGAAAAAAAGAGAAATACAGAAACACCCAGATTAAATAAACACAAAGATTTTGATAATAAATTAAAGGGTGAAAAAAATACAGAAGAACAAGAAAAACAAATAGTTGTTGATAAAATTACTAAAAATACAAATGCCGATGCTACATTAGTAAAACAAAAAGCGTTTTATGATAATAGAGAAGAAGAATGTAAACGAAATGAGCAAAGAATTAAAGATTATGAAAGCAATTTAACAAAATTAAAACAAGAATTAGATGAATTAAAGAAAAATTTAGATGATTGTAACAGAAAATATCATACAAAATGTTCCAAAGAATCGCGTGATAAACTTTTACAAAAAGTAAAAGATAGAGAAAATGAAATGATTTTTTTAAAATCTAAACAAGAAGAATATTTAAATCATTGCAATAATGGTACAATAAATTGTGACGAATTATTTCAAATACATAAAAATGCTATTCAGTTACATAAAGAGAATGAAGAATACAAACAACATTTAGATGAAAAACATAAGATTTGTGTTGACCCATATAGAAATAATTGCAAAGCAAAATATGGTGAATTAAAATTAAGTGAAGTTAAGACAATAACTCAAGCTAAAATAATAAAAGAATCTTTTGTAGAATCAATGGAATCTTATGTACAACATGACGAAATTATTAGTAACCATAACAAAAATAAGGATAATTTACCACAAATGCAGGATAAAGTAAAAGAGTTTGCTAATGGTAAATTAAATACATCGGTATCACAAAAGAAAAAATATGATGAAACCATCTTAACAAATATATTATTAACAGCTTTAGCTAGTAGTTTGTTATATTACACATTTATTGAGTTATAATATTATATGTTACTATTTTATAATATTATTTAGAAAATGTCATATCAGCCATATACGATTGATAATTTTTTGGATTTAAATAAATTAAAAGTTATAGAAGGATATGCTACCGCAGATTTAACCGCGATAAAAGATGAATTAACAACGTTTGAAAACGGTAAAAATACGGCAATTGCTAATTGGGGTGAATTAAATGATTTATTAGATGAACATACCAAATTAAATATGAGTGAAAAATATGCTAAAAACAATTATGGTAAAATACCTTCAAATGGTAAACCCAAACAAACAGTTGCAGATAGTATGAATACTGATCTAAAACAATTAAATAATACTAATACTGAAACGTATATATTAGGTTCTATTGCATTGGCATCTTTAGTTGTATTAACATTATACATGTAATCTTATAATATTTTATAAAATATTATAATAATATATAATGCCTGTAGATTCTAATCAAACCGAAACACAAAGTATATTATCTAGTTTAAGTGAGATATTACAAACTTTTAAAGAATATTCAAATGTTGACACCACTAATCTAGATTCTCAAATATCTCAATTAAAAACGAATGTTGAAAATGCAGATGATGCAAATAATGAATTATTATTAAAACAACAGGAGGTTAAAGCAATAATAAACGATGAAAAAAATCGTATTCAAAGTAATATTGATAGTACAGAAAATAACTTAACAACGAAAAAACGTCTTATAGAATTTAATGAAAGTAATAGATTACGTACTCACCAATATAATAATATTTTATACGTTTTTGTCATATCTTTATTCATAATTGTAATGATTATTATAGGTGGTCGTCAAATAGAATTTTTACCTGATATTATACCTCAAATATTAGTAATTATAATTGGGTCAATATCTGGTATAAAAATATTTAAAATGTATTATGATATTAATAAAAGGTCACATTTAGATTATAATAAATTAAGTTTAGATAAACCTGTAATAGATTCGCCTGAACAAATAACCCGTACTAAAGAAAAAGCGGCCAAATCAGGAGATTTACTAGGTAGTATTAGTACTGGTGGATGTGTTGGTGCAGAATGTTGTGGTGTTAATACAATTTGGAATGAATCATCTAGAAAATGTACTACAATAAATAATACGACAAATGAAGGATTTCTAACAGAAAGATTTAAATACAATCATAATATAGTACCACCCAATTCCCCAAATGAGTTTAATGAATATAGTAAAGTATAATTATATAATATAATGAGTACTCCTGAATCAGAAGAAAAAGAGGTATATGACAGAGAATTATTATACGAAAAAAAGAAAATGTTTCAAAAAGAAACTGTTAATGGGTTAACATTATTAAATACATTTTTAACATATGTATATTTTCTATGTGTTTTAGTCATATCTTATAAATTATTCACTAGATATGATTATAGTTTTATACTCAAAATCTTAATAATTATAGCATTAGCATTATACCCATATATTATTTATTTATTGGAAAGTAATGCATATAATGTATGTCTATATTTATGGTCATTTATAACAGGTGAACCATATGTTCCTATGCAAAATTACAGTTTTTTGTATTAAGTTTCCCACTCTTTTTTTTCAATAAATTTATGTGGTGTATTATTAGTACGTAAAAATTGTGTTTCTAATGTTATTCTGTAAATAGGTTTCCCAGTACGATAAAAAATATTAAGTTGTTTTTGACGCCATTCTTCTTGTTTTTTTATTCTTTTTTCACGTTCGTTATCAAATTCAAGATATATTTTTAGATCCAACATATTAAATATAATATATTGGAGTATTTAAATAATTTATAAATTGTTAATATCAATATCAATATCATCATCACTATCGTCACTATTATCTGTAACTCTTGGCATGTTATCGCGCTCATATTTAATTTTAACACCACTCCATATTTGATTTTGTTTTTGACCAAACTCCTTGTTCATATGTTCATGTAAATCCTTTGGTCCAGGACCACGTCCACCATAATTAGACATATACCAGATTGAAAATTCATTATTTAATTCATTTTGTCTAATTCGTCCAGATTTATCGCGTTCAATACGATCAAGAACAAATTCTGCAATATAGTCCTGGCTCTGTCGGTATTCATTACTTTTTGCCAAAACAATATCACAATCACTTACATCACCATTTGTCTTAAATACAATATTAACCAACATTGATGCAAATACTTCTTTCCAATCATCAAATTTATCTTCAAGGTCCTTATCCAACAGAAATTGATAAGGTTTTTCACGGTCACCCTGTACTGGGTTATTTGTAAATAACGATTTAAATGGAACAACTCTAATTCTTCTCCATGTGCCATGATCATTAGCTTTAACTCCCATTAGAGCATTACACGCAACTGTTAACTTAAATTGAGGCATAAACGATATAGTTTTAGGCATATATGGGGCTCTTCCTTGTATAGGGTCTTTTCCACTGGTTAATTGCTTCATCATGCCTTCGTTAATAACATCCCCCTTACTTGGTTCTTGCATTACTGCATACCTAACACCCTTGAGTTGCACAATTTCAGGTGTTAATCCACCAACTTTACCTCTCTTTTCTGTTACTAGAGTACTGGGAACATCACCTTTGTAGTCACCTAATATCTTCTCCATTAGTGAGATTAATACTGATTTGCCATTTGACCCAACACCAATATACATGTTAAATGTTTGGTTATTACACGTGCCTATAAGTGTTGATGCGAGATGTTCCCACATATATTTACATAGCTCTTTATCTGGGAACAGAGTATCCATAAATTGGTTGATATCATCAATAATTGGCTGATGCTTATTGGTTAATTTGATATAATCAATATTTGTGCATAGTGAAATAATATCTTCTGGGTGTCCACTACGAAAACATTTCTCCTTAAAGTCAATAACACCGTTATTAAAACATAATAAATATGGGTTAGTATCCATTTTTTCTAAAAATGTACCATCATAAAATAAATCTTTGGCTTCCTTCATAATGTTATTTTTGTCATTAGTAGTGGCTAACCGGTTACTGATATTTAATGCTTTTAAAGTTCGTGTTTTTAATATTGCGGTTTGTTTATCAATATCTTCTTGGCTCATATTCGGCAAAGAACCAACATCACTTAATGAACTATCTGCATCCTTACTTTTACGATTGTATAACGCACGGAATTGTTTAGATATAGATAATCTTAATGTAGTACCGGAGTCAATCTCTTCCCACCGGTTTTTAATATAACGAAACCATAAATTGCTTTTTGAACTTACACAAACATATTCATGTTTAAACATCTGGTATAGCACTTCGGCCAATATGAAATCAGGTACCTTTTCTTTAATAGTATACTCATTAATACTGCGCTCAACATGATAATCTAAAGTTCCACGTAAGATATCATCGTACTTTTCAGGTGCATCGGTTTTAACCCAATAAATTAACGATAGCTTTGTAACACCCCCATCTAACCGGTTGGAAAATTTGCGCCAGGCATCACATAAATCTGGTACGTTAGTAAATGAAAATGTACTTGATTGGGAACTAAATGCGATCCATACTATTAATAATTTGATACTAGTATTTTTTAATACCCATCCAACTCGTTTCCATTTATCATAAGAACCTTGACCATAATATTGTTCAGGTAAAGCCATTGTATAATCATACATTGTTTTTAAATGGTAGTTTTCAGTAGAATCACCCATTATCTCAATAAAATTGTTAACCATCATATCCAACTCATCTTGGTTACGAATACTAGATATAGTTAATATGTCATCTAATAGATCATTTTTATGTTGGATATCCATTACTCTCGTACTTAATACATTCTTATTATTTTTATTTGTAGTTTGTGAATTTGTATACTCAGTATACTCATTCACAAAATTATTACACATAAACAGCTTTGTGTGGTTTTTGTATCTTACCGATAAGCGATGAATTTCCTTTTCCATATTTATTTTACTTACAGGATTATTCTTAATTATTAATTCATTATCCGCTGGGTCTATATTAACATTATAAGATTTAGTCAATCTGTATTTATCATGAGCGGGCTTTCGTGAACCATATAATTGCCAATTCGTCGTACCTTTAGAAATTCCCTCATCAAATACATCATTCCATGTATTGATAAGAGGAATATCATCCCATACATTGTTTATCTTTTCAATAACCCGTTTGCGCAATATCTGTTGTACTACATGATCAACCTGTAACCCAACTATTATATGAATACCATCTTTTGTACAATTCTTTGATTCAACTCTATTTACCGTTGGTTTCTCAAATACCCATACGGTAATAGCAGTAGTTTCATCCATTTGATATATTGTTCTTAATTCTTCTAAATATAAATCTATAATATCACTTATATGTTCTTCGGTATATTGTCGTTCATCAGTTTCATATGTATGACGGAAATCAATGTCTATTAATAGTGGACCATCCTTTTCTCGCTGTTTTTCCGTCAAATATTCCTTTTTATTATTTTTTAAAATATCATTATAATATAATTGTATAAATGTTGAATATTCAGCATCAGATATATTATATGAACCACCCGATATCGCTAGTTTACTGTCGCCTATTCTAGTATTTGTAATATTATTATTATTATTATTATTATTACTATCTTTTTTTTTTATCATATGCTTGGACATAAAATCAGGATATCCATTATAATCACTAATAACTGGTACTATTTTGGATTCATTTTCTGTAATAGGACTTTTTGGTATAGATTGGTTCATGACCTGATTTAAGTTATACTAATGATATATTTTTATTCTGTTTCAATAAATCAATTTTTTGATTGCAGATAATTATACGGAATTGTATATAAATTTACTAGTGTAAAGTTCATATAATTACACCCTTGCAGATTTAAAAAATTGAATTTATTTTTATAAAATTATATAGAAATAATAATCTTACTATATTATAAGTTTAACATGAAATTCTGTGAACAATGCGATAATATGTATTATATTAGTATCAATGAAGATGACACAAATAAATTAGAACATTATTGTAGAAATTGTAAACATATTGATAATACTATCATGCATGATGGGGGGTGTATTTTAAACGTTCAAACTAAAAATGAAGAACAACATTTTAATCGTATTATTAATAAATATACCAAACATGATCCTACTCTTCCTCGTATTTATAATATGAAATGTCCTAATAATAAATGTAAATCAAATACAAATACATCATCCGCAAATCCGGAAGTTGTATATATGCGATATAACGATGCTGATATGAAATATTTATATATCTGTACTAGTTGTGATAATACTTGGAAAACTGACCAAATTATTTAATTTTCAAGTATATAATTATATTATTTTATGAATAAATCTTTTTTCATGAAAAATTGAAATAAACATTTAGAAATATACTGTGTTATAATATACGGGTTACTATGAATACTAATACCGATAACTATAATGATATTGAAGAAAAATCAACAAAACAAAAAGAAGATTATAGTGATTCTGATGATGAACTAATACCACCACCTCCACCACTCGATGATGCCGATGATGATGACGATGATGATGATGATGATGATGATGCTGATGATGATGATATTGCGGATGGAGAATCTATTATTAGTGAAAATAATGAAAGTGATATATATGAAGATATGCATGAAAATAGTGATAATGCCCTGTTACAACCTGCTATTATAGATAGTGATAATGATTTTGAAGATGACCATGATGATGATGAAAATTATTTACAAAAATTTGATGAATCTATACAACAACAAATTATTACTGACCATCATCCTGAAATGAAATCACATAATTATGATGAAATACTTACTTTATCTACTACCGTTCGCAATGAAGATGGAATTATTATTGATCCATTACATACATCTGTTCCATTTATTACTAGATATGAAAAAGCAAAAATTATAGGTGAACGTTCAAAGCAATTAAGTGCTGGTGCATTACCATTTATAGAAGTAGAACCCAATGTTATTGATGAATATTTAATCGCAACAAACGAATTTGCAGAAAAGAAAATTCCTTTCATTATTAAACGCCCTATGCCAAATGGGGGATGTGAATATTGGAAAATGGAAGACCTTGAAATTTTAGTATAAATAATTAATTTACTTTTTAACATAATGATATTTTTTTTCATTATGTTATTGTATTAAAAAAATATTGATTAGACAGTTGGTTTACGTGCTTAAACCCGGTGTATGTATAATATAAAATAAGTCAATTTTTATGGGAACGATATGTGTAAACTATGAATAACACAAATGCGACTATTATGACTTCCAATTCTTACCACAATCTAAACATGTCACAAATATTGTTGCTGGTTCATCTGCACTTCGTGTTTGTAATTCATAATATGTGCATCTCTTTGATTTACATTTTCTACATGTAAACATATCAGTTGATGCTTGCAATGTATTTGTGTTATATTTATTTGCATCACGCTTTATCTTTTGTTCAATTAATTCCTTCCAACGCACCTGATTCATTTCTTGATGGGTCATAAATGCCAATGATTGAGGAGGAATTTCACCATTTTGTAATTGTATTAATAATTTTTCGTTCTTTAAATTAATATATACACTACGTAGCCGGTCTAAATATAATTGAACAAAATAAGGATTATCCCATTTCTTTATGATTTTTTGACTCGTTCCTTCTTTTAATGCATAATTAAATACACCTTTTTCTAGATTAATACAAATTACATCATTACCTATCATTGGCAGTAATTTATTACAAATGTTTTTACGAAATTGTTTAGGATTATCTATTGTGTGCATATTAATATTATATAAGAATAACTTTATTTGATTATTATAATTAATAAATATAATAATCAATTTTTTATAGATACTCTTCCTCACTTAATTCACCGGTACATTCTAAATAATTAGAATTTCCATTACTTGAAACAAATGTATTAAATATCGTAGTTTCTTTATTTTTATTTCGCGTTGATTTGCGTACAGAAGCTGTGTTTTTATATTTTTTTCCAGCATCCACATAATCATCATCTTCTTCTTCTTCTTCTTCATCATCTACAATAAAACCATCTTTTACATATCCTGATTTAGTACGAGGAACATCATCATCTACCTCGTCTTCGCTATCTTCTTCATCCTCTAAATCGTCAAATCCGCCATATAAATGGTCATACACAGTATTCCATTCGGCTTTAGTTAAATTTGTATATTCATCATATTTATCCTTGTTAATTAATACACAATTTCCAAAAAATAGTCTTTCATCTACAGGTGGTGGAAATTCATATTTATTTTCATAATTTGCACGACCTTCTATTTTACCATATAAACGAATATTATATGATTTACCCTTTAATTTATTAATATTCCATTCGGTTTGCATTGTAAACCCATTGGATGATTTTAACCCAACCTTCTTATATAATTCTGTTTCATTTATATTATTCACTTTTTGTTCTTTAATATCGCCATTTTTTTCAACAATCAATATGGTTAACGGCATTATATTAAGTTTCTATATATAATTGGGTTTAAGTCTATTTATTTTATAATTATGTTTCACGTTAAAATCAATATATCGGATTCTGGTAATAGAATATACATAAATGATTGAATTTTTATTACATATTATAATTAATATTATTATATCAATATTCATAATTTATATTATCCATTCTACATGGGAATATTTTAAAGACACATATACAAATAAAAAAACAAAAGATTTAGTAAATACACAAATTACCAAATATCAACAAATGATGGAAGAAATGCAACAAAATACAAAATCACAATCCATTAGTAAAACTGATATTCAAACTATGAATGATGATTTAACTATGTTTATGGAACAACAACCCACTACATAGATTTATATTTTTCATAACCTATATAAATACATAACATGTAATTATATACACGGTCCATCATAATATAAGATTATCATGGAGCTTAATAATAATCAAATGTATCATCTAATTGACAGATTTCCGGATTTTGATAATTCATATGAAACTGTTTCACAAAAGGGGTATTCTAGTGATTATAATGTTGCATTGGCAATTCCTACTGGTAAAAAAAATTTTGTATGGTTTACATATTACCAAAATATGGATGTATGCTATTTATTTGATTTGAATAAAGATAAGAAAATTGTTAAATCCACACGAATTTCTAAGGAAGACAATAATCCACTTGGTAAAGGTACTATTTTATATGGTACAACTATTACCGATGAAGAAACAAACAATACTTATTTTATTATTGAAGATATTTATTATTATAAAGGTATTCATTTACATAAAAATACATTTTATGATAAGCTTTTCTATATTAAAGATGTGCTAGATATATTACATGATAGACCTTTTAATATTCAATTTAATCTGCCGGTTTTATGGAATAATGGTATTTCTACTGATATTCCTACTATTATACCTAGTAACATTATTAATACTATTGGATACCAAACACATCATATTCAATACAGAACTATAAATATTATTAAACCACATATTAATATTGTGTTAAATAAAAAAATAAATACCGGGAATGACATTAAAAATATAGAAGGAAAAATATATATTGCTAGATATACAATTGACACATTTAAACCACAATACCGACAAACTACTATTTTTAAAGTTACAGCTGATTTACAATATGATGTCTATCATTTACATGCATATGGAAAGAACAATTCATTAGTTTATTATAATATTGCCTATATTCCTGATTACAAAACTAGTGTTTTTATGAATGGATTATTCCGTAACATACGTGAAAACAAAAAT